TAGAAAAGATAGCGTAGCAGTAACTTTACGCATGGTATCAGTAGCCACAGGTGAGATACTAATAGAAGTAATGACTGAAAAAACTATATTTAGCTATGGTAAGTCAGAAGATGTATTTAGATTTATTGAGATGGGTACCGAGCTAGTAGAAATAGAACTAGGTAATTCTCGCAATGAATCAACAACCCTAGCACTTATGAAGGCAATAGAAAGTGCTGTATTAGAATTAATAAATGTCGGTTATGACAGGAGTTTTTGGAAACATGAACAAATTAAAATTGATGAGCTTGATTGCGATGATGACTGCATCGACAATACACTCGGCTGATAACGAAATATATGTAGACCAGTCTGGTACTGGAGCTAATATAGACTTAGAACAGTTAGGTATATCTAACATAATAGGTGGGTTAAACTCTACATCAGGTAGTGTTACACCTTTTGATTTAGATGGTAATACTATGACACTAGATATTAATATGATTGGTGCAACCAACAAGTTTTTTGGTGATATATACGCTGATAACTTTACTGGCTTATATAACTTTACTGGCTCAACCAACACTTTTACTATTCAAGTTGACCCAACTAATACATATAGCTCAGATGGTTCTGACCAAAATATAGCAGTTACTGGTGCTGGTAATACATTTACTCTGAATCAAGGAACTTCTGCATTAGCAGCATCTCTTAATTTAGACTGGATTATTCAAGGTTCTAACAACACAGTTACTTCTAATATTAATATAGATGGTGCTACTAACTATATGGACATAGATGGTTCAGACAACACAGTTAATTATACTGGTGCAGGTGTTACTGCTTCAGCAGGAGGTTACTTTTGGTTAGACCATACAGGCGGACAAAGAACATTCAATATTCAACAACTGAGTACACAAGACAATGACTGGCTTAAAATCATATCAATTGGTGGTAACGCTTCTTCTACTGTTTGTGTTGTTCAAAACGACCAAGGTACAAGCACAAGCTGTTAATATAGGTGATATATCTGAACTAAATGGTTCGGCACAAATTGTAAGAGACAAACCTTACAATGCAAACTTAGAATTTGCTATACAAAGTAATGACGAAGCTATAACTACTAACGGAAGAATGGCTATTACTTTTTTAGATGATAGTAAAGTAAGCTTGACAGAACACTCACAATTAATAATAGACGAGTATATATTTGATGCAGACCCAAGCAAGTCTAAAATGGCTCTTACTTTTGGTCTTGGAACAGCTAGGTTTATTACAGGTAATTTAGGAAGAATAGATAAACAAAATATATCTCTTAAAACTCCTACGGCAAATATTGCAATTCGTGGTACAGATTTTACAGCAACAGTAGATGAACTAGGTAGGTCATTAATAATACTATTACCTGATGCTCTAGGCTTATCTAGTGGAGAAATAGAAGTAGTTACTGCAATGGGTAGTGTTTTACTTAATAAGCCTTATCAAGCGACTACAGTAAGTGTATTTGAGTCTAAACCTACTAAGCCTGTAATACTAGATTTAACTTTAGATATGATTGATAACATGTTGATTGTTACACCTCCTAAAGAAGAGTTAGTAATACAAGAAGAAGTATCTGCTAAAAAAGCTAACATATTAGATTTTAATGATTTAGATATAGATTATCTTGCTGAAGATTACTTATCTAAAGATGAGCTTGAATTTACAGAACTTGATATAAATTATTTAGATGTAAATTACTTAGAAGATTTACTTAATGTATTAGATGCTTTAGCTATAGCAGAAGAAAAAGACCAGTTATCTCAATCTATTAGTGCCCAAGTATCAGGAACTTTATTAGGTAAAGACCCAGATACACAAATAACTACAATAATTACAGGACAAATTATTAGTCTTAGAAGGCAAGTAAACGAATCTGTAAGATTAGATTTAAATGGAAGCGATTCATATACTGTTATATTTATTCAAGATGGTGTTAGTAATGTTATTAAAGTAAACGGAGGCGGTGATTCATATATAACTATCACTCAAAGTGATTAATGAAAAAACTAATATTCATAATACTTATAATACTTATATTACCTTTAGTATATCAATCAACACCAACAGAAATATTAAAGTTAAAAACATTTGATACTTTTGTTAAAAAATATGAGCCATCAAATAACTTTGTAATTTTAAATATTACAGAACAAGATGTTGAAGATGAAGGTGGATATCCTTTTCCTAGAAGAAGATTAGCTGAAATACAAATTGAGCTTATTAATAAAGGAGCATTAGGAATTGGTTGGGTTATGTCATTTCCACAAGCAGATAGAATGGGTGGAGATGAAGTCTTTGCTACTACTTTAGGATACGCTCCAAGTGTTATTGCTATGTTTGAAGATGGTAAAGGTAACTATCCTAAGTTTACAGGAACAGTTGTTAAAGGTAATGATATTGGTGGTATGATTAGTACGGGAGTCAAGGAAAACCTGAACACTCTAGCAAATAATACATTACAGGGATTAGCCATTGCTCCCACCGATATTGACCAACTTGTTAGAAGAATACCTTTATTAGTCAGAACACCAAACAACGAATGGATTCCTTCTTTTGGCACTCAAATCTATAAAGCTTTATTTAATGTAAAAACATACATTATAAAAACTAATGATAATGGTATAGAAGAAATATCAATTAGAGGAATACCACCTATACCTACAGACAGCCTTGGTCGTAAGTGGATATCGTGGATAGATACTCCACAAACTAATTTAAAAGAAATGGATGTTGAAGGTAAGTTTGTATTTGTAGGAGTTACTGCTAACGGAGTCATGCCACAAATTGCAACTCCAAATGGTCTTATGGAACCTCATAAGATTCAAGCAGCACTTGCAGAATCTTTATTAGTACAAGACTCACCAACAATACCAGATTGGAGTTTAGCTGCAGAATTACTTATTTTTACAGTTTTTGTAACACTCACATGGCTTGTATTAAACTGGTTTGGTATAACCCTTGGTATAAGCATAGCTACTTTTATAATGCTTTGTACGGCTTTAGGTGGTTACTATCTTATACAAAAAGGTATCTTAATAGATGTTACATGGACTTTAATATCAGAATTTATAGCAGGTTCAATAGCTTTTTATTTAAGATTTAGAGAACAATTTAAATTAAGACAACAAGTTAAAAAACAATTTGGTAAATATCTTGACCCTAGAATGGTTAAAAAACTTCAAGATAATCCAGAACTTTGTAAAGTAAATGGTAACAGAGTTGATTGCAGTATTATATTTACAGACCTTAGAGGCTTTACTAGTTTATCTGAATCAGTAGAGCCTGAAATGGTTACATACATTATGAATCATGTATTAGATGTTCAAGTTAAAGCAGTTAATAAATATTTAGGATGTACAGATAAATTTATTGGCGATGCTGGTATGTTTCATTGGAATACAATAATTCCACAAGATGACCACCACAACCTAGCTTTACAAGCAGCCAAAGAAATAGAAAAGAATATAGACCAGTTAAATATTAAATTTAAATCAGAAAGCATACCTGAAATAGCTATAGGTATTGGAGTTAATAGCGGTATTTGTATTGCAGGTAACTTTGGAGCTACTGATAGATTTGCATTTTCTCTTATAGGCGACCCATGCAATGTTGCAGCAAGATTAGAATCAAGCACAAAAGTTGCAGGCGTAGGAATATTAATAGGTGAAGAAACTGCCAAAAAGTCTAAATTTAAGTTAAAATTATTAGAACCAATAGAGGTTAAAGGAAAGTCTAAACCATTACAGGTATATACATGGGGAAGCGATGAGTAAAGTTTTAATTGGAATAATATTAGTTTTAGGATTAAGTAGCTTTTTATTATGGAATCAAAACTCTAAGTTATCTGCTCTTAATCAAGCTTTTGAATTAAGAAACCAAGAACAAAAACAAGCAATAGAATCATTACAAAATGATTTTTCTACACAAACAGAAGGCTTGCTAGCCATACAGTCACGCAATCAAGAGATAGAACAAGAAATGTCAAGATACCTTGACATATTTAAAAGGCATAATTTAACTAAATTAGCAGCAGCTAAACCTGGATTAATAGAGCCAAGAATAAACAAAGGAACTAAAAATGTATTTGACAGCATCGAAGAGGATAGTCGCAATATCGACAGTCTTGATGATGGCTTGCAGTTGCAGCCTGA